GTTACAAGCTCGGGAGGGGCAGAGGCTGCCGCCGTAGCAACAGCCTCAAGTTCCCGTGCTCGCCTAAAAGCGAACAACCCCATAATCAGGAGGCAGAAGCCTTGATCACGGCGTAGTTGATCACTACAGCTTCGCCCAGAGAGCCAGCGGACACGTTGCCGAGGGTCAGGTCGAAGGAGCCAGCGGCAACAGCGCCACACCCGAGGGTGTAAGCACCGGAGGTGCCGCCAGAAGCGATGCAAGCGACAACTACGTCAGTAGCTGCCACTTTGTCGTTGGTCACGGTAAAAGTGACCTCAGCGCCAGCCGCAAGGGCTGCGTCATCTGTGGTGATCTGACCAGCAGCCTGGTTCAGAGTCACGCCTGTTGCCTTGCTGGTTGCTTGGGTCACGGCGCCACCGGAGGTGTAGCCGATTGCCTTGCCAGCACCAATCTCAAACAGAGATGCCATGGTTAGTTCCTCCTATCAGTCAAAGTTGGAGGTGTTAGTGGCGCGAACGATGCCGAGGTTCTTAAGCTCGTACACCTTCGACCAGTTGCTAACCGTTTCCAGCTGAGCGCGGGTGGGGTTGACAGTAGTCACCGCCCACTTCGAGCCAACCGGGTGGTAGCAATAGTGCAGGTCGATCGACATGGCATCGCTCTTAGCGAGGATGTCACGATCGGTCTCTGTCTGCATCGCCATTTGCTCGCCGCTAGCAACAGCGCCTTCGGTGAAGAAGTACGTTGCGTATTCGGACGAAGCACCGCTGCCCTCGGTTTGCACGTCATCAGAAACGATGACCCGCAGACCCATGTAGGTCGGGACAGTGGGGTTGCCGAAAGCAGCGACCATCGAACCACCGGATTGGGTGGTGCTGGTGCCGCGAGCATCGGCAGTGCTCACATAGTCGATCGCACGGCGCTCGACAAGGTCGTAATAGACCTTGGAGTGCATACAAACGGCAGCCAGCTTGTCGCCTTGATCGCCCAGCAGGGAGCGAGCTTCAGCAACGTGGCGTGGGCTGAGCACGGTGGGGGTGTCACCAGACTCGCCATCAATGGTCAGACCAAAGAAGGCAGCGGAAGAGCTGGTGGTGCCCAGGGTGCCAAACACACCTTTGAGGCAGGACAGCAGATCCTTCTGACGCTGGTTAGCAACGTAGTCAGCAACCTTGGCACCGATAGCAGCCATCGGATCGCTACCAGCTGCAAGTGCAGCCAGGTCACGAGCCTCGAAGGCACGACCACGGTGAAGAATGACGCCAACCTGCTTGTCAGCAGTGATTTTGCCGGGGGTCAGAGAAGAGCTGTCAGACAGCACTTCAAAGTCACCAGACAGGTTTGCCTTCCAGAAAGGCACATTGATGAAGTCACCGCCCTCGGTGGCATTCAGCTCAGCCATCGGGCGCACAACACCGCTAGCCAGGAAGGCATCGCGCTGAGTGGTCTGCTCAATGACGTAAGGCGTAAATACCTCAGGAACGATGATGTCCGACCGGAGAGTCGCCATCGTTTAAGTCCAAAAGTGTTTTTACAGAACGGGCGCAGCCCTAATACCAGCGCAGCCGGTTTGCTGGAAGTTTAACGTGCTGCTTGTGCTTTCAGCCTTTCGTATAAATCACGGTCAGTCTTAAACAGTCGTGATTGTTCGGTCAGGTTGTAACTCTCAGGAAGGAACGGATTAGCAACGCCAGCGGGGATCTCGCCGGAGCTGCGTCCGATAGGTGCGCCGCTGCCCTGGGGCTTCGGCTGCTTCTGCATCCAAGTAGGCAGAGTCTTCGCCCATTCCTGGACCGGAGTGCGCTGATAGCCATCAACGACTACAACCGTGCCATCGGGCTCGCGCTCGATCTGATCCGGCGACAGCTTCGTCTTCATGATCAGGTCAGGATCATGCACGATGTCTGCTAAGGCGCTAACAGCAGGGGTTAGCAGCTCAAGCTCTCGAACACGCTGCTCTAGCTCTGCGATGCGCTTGTCCTTTTCCGCCGTCGCCTCACGGAACTGCTGCTCCAGAGCTTGCCTCGCTTCAGAGTATTTCCCCTGCGATTCGAGTTCCTGCTGTTCGGCTTGTCTTTTGAACTGAATCAGTTCTTCGATGTCAACGCCATCAGGAACTGCCTTTGCTCGATCAACTGCTTTTTTGTATTCGTCGAGCAGTTGAGCGTTCTTCTTGTCCATTGCTTCTAGCCGCTTTTGCAGCGAAGCAATCTCTTGTTCGGCTCCAGGTGCCGCAGGCTCCTGAGCTTGAATCTCGTCAGACATAAAACCCGCAGGGTTTATTGGCGGACCTAGATTAGTGGTTGGTAACTAGGGATGTCAAAACGGGAATGGAACACGCCAGTGCGTGAACCTTGGAATCCCCTGATTTATCAATGCCTGAAGGCGATAGACCGCCATATGGCTGAATACCTTGCAACCGGCGATTGTTGGCACGCAGCCAAGGCTCAGGATCTGCGCTGGTATGTCGCGGAGCTGAAAACCTGGATACATGATCAGGAAGCTACCACTTAACCTTGTCAGCCCAATATGCGGGGGACATCTTGCCTTTAGCGATGTTCTTGGCGTGCCTCGCCTTAAACGATGCCCTTCTGGCTTTGTCCGCTGCTGATTCTCCTTTTCGTGCTGGTGAGCCTGACACGCCCTGCTGACCGAACCTGATCAGCCGTACCTTGTCACCTTCCTTGACAAGGACAGCGTGCGAGTTTCTCGGATGCTTAGGCGTCCGCTTCGGCTTGTTGTAGCCGTCGAACTGCTCACCGCGATAGGTAATCATTTCCGCTTCGGTGCTGCTGATAGCTCGGACCGCTTCTTCAGGACAGGGTTGCCGGTGCTTTCGGACTTGATCGCAACGACCGGATCATCAGCAGTGCCAAGCCTGGTAACAGTGCCGCCTGTTGGTCCCTTAATCGAATGGCTGCCAGCTCCGGGGGTGCTGGTTACAACGCCGTAGGTCCTGGTGCCCTGGTACATCCAGCTGACACGATCACCGCGTTTCATTTCCTGCCTCCCTTTCTCTTGACGCCTGCTTCACGCAGCGCGATTGCTACCGCCTGCTTGCGGCTTTTTACCTTGGGTCCCTTTCCCGGTCCCGGCTTGCCGCTTTTTAGCTTCCCCACCTTGTACTCCTCCATTACCTTTCCGATCTTCTTTTGCTGCCTTTTGGTCGCCTTTGCCATTGATCGGCTCCACTTGCCCTAATGCTAAGCCGAACTTATTGCGCCATTGCAGGGTGCCGTCTTCAAGCTTGACCTGCCTGGCTAACACTTGCTCGCCGTTGAGGTTAATCGCCTGGAACTCCTGGTTTGACATTGGGATACTTGCTAGCCAGTTGATCCAAGGTTAGTTCGGTCCCATCCTCACGGACAAAACGACGGACAGCATCAGTCGGTCCGTACTTCTTAGAGAGATAGTTGAAGTAAGGTGTCTTGCTGCCAAAGACCTTTTCCTTCTGCTCCGGGTTGGCTTGCAGCCATTCGCCGTAGGTCTGCCGCAGTTCTAGCGTTCGCTTAGCGAAGCCTTTAACAAGCGGCACCCGCATCGAGCGGCAGTTGAAATGAACAGGAGGCTCTGGTCCCTCGCCCCAGTTGTAGACCTTGCCATCGAGTGATCGGCAGATCGGGGAGGTCCGGCTATCAAGGACAGCGGTGTAGCGATAACGCTTGGTTGCGTCTGGGTTTGCTAAGGCGACTTGCTGCATCGCAGCATCGTTGACCTGCGTGATGCTGCTGCGGACGATGGCGCGGATCTGGTTATTCGCACGAGCCGTGACCAATCCGCCCTGTTGAATCTGTTGATTGACAGTCCCGAGCCGTTCGCGGTTCAGCCTTCCCTTAAGCCTGCGGACGATGCTCTCCGTCGACTCGCCGGTCAGGAGACCATTCCGAACCGCCTGCGAGAACAGCTCTGCCTGTGCAGTGCCGATGTCCTCGAACGCCTTCCGCACGATCTGACCGTTCGGCAGGGTAAGAGTCACGCCATCAGCAACGGTTACGCGGGCGACGGTGCGAACAGCTCCTGGCAGCTGATCGCTTAGGGAAACGATCCCGAGCTGGGTTGGATCGGAGGTAACGACCGCCTGGGCGAACTGCGGACTGATCTCGACCGTGCGAACAATCGCCGGAGCGCCGGGAGGCTGCAGATCCCGAAGCTGCTGAACCATGAAGTCGCTCTGCAGGACAGCTAAGCCCTGAAGCTCCTCGGTCATCAGCATCGTGCTATCGCCTGACCAAGTAGCTAGCGACTCCTTTAGCTGCGCGAGGATGGCGCGTAGGCGAGCTGCTGTCTGCGGCGCAGAACTAGGGTCTAGCGCTGCTAGCCGTTCGGTCGTGTCAAGGATGACGTCGTTGTAAGCCCTGACGATGCGACGAGCGACACCGTTGCTGTAGCGGTTTAAGTCAATCGCGTTGCGATAGAACTCAGCGTGTTGCGTCATGGCACGATCCCTATCTCTTCCGCTGGACAGGGAGTCATTACCAGGACATCAGCGCCAGCCCGCAAGCAGCGCTCGATTAGCTCGTGCAATACGAACTCGACGTGCTCGACATCCTCTTCTAGCTGCATCTCTTCGACCTCATATTCTTTGCCTTCACGAAACCAGGTACAGCGGATGACAGCAAAGATGCGATCCGCTAGCGGTTTTTCGAGGACCGTGAGCTGTTGCTTGCGCGGCTTCGATGCGCCCATTGGAGTCCTCCGGTTGCCTCACTATGCCGGGATCTCTTCTGTATCTTCCGGCTCTGCTGACTCTTCTGGGATCGCGTTAACAGCGCGAGGTTCAGGAGGTGCCATCTCGACGTAACCGCCTGCCTGAGTTGATTCCAGTTCCTCCTCGACATCAAACTCATCGCCCAGGACCTCGCCTTCATAAAGCTGGTCGAGCAGAGTTTTCTGGCTGATCGTGCCAGCCGTATAAAGCTGCAGGAGCGCTTGAATCTCCTGAGGCTCCAGACGAGCACCAAGGAAGTCACGATTAACAAAGCTGCTACCCACTTCCTCGATATTTAGATAATGGGCGTGGTGAGCCAAGCAGTTGTCGATCAGGTCTTGCATGTTCTGCGCAATGACCATCATCGTGCTGTCGCCTTGGCTGCGATCAATCCGCTTCGACTCAGCGGTCTCGGCAGATAGCTTCTGACCGAGAACAGCAGACAGACCTAGTTCGTTGATCTGGCTGGCGAGCTGATCGAGACGGCGGAACTGCGAGTCAAAAGCGTTGCTGGGGGGAGCGATGTATTCAGCCCGTCCATCACTCGGGAAGGAAATCGCCTCACCTGGACCGGCGCTGACCTCTTCTGCGGATTGCGGGAAGCCATAGAACGCCAGCATCGGCACTGCCGAAATATGGAGCTGGTTATCCAGGTCGCTTTGAACTTGGTACGCCTTGAGGTTGAGGTTTGCGATGTCCTCAAGCGGCGGGCGTGACTCCATGAAGTTCACGCGGTTCGAGTAGGCGATAGCAAACGGGATGTGATCCATCGTCGTTGTACCGCTGTCATGTACAACAAACTGCCCTTTAGCGTCGTGGCGGTGAATCTCAAAAGCGCCAGGGGTCAAGACACGAACCTGCTCGACTTCCTTTTCGCCATAATCGCCATCAGCCTCGATGACCTTTTCAAGAAGGCGTAGCTGGGTGAGCTTCTGAGCTCCGTCGATCAGCTCGGTTCTCCATCCCAAGATCTCTCTTGGCGTGTACGTCACCCAGTAAGGACGCCCAAGCTCACCAGCAGCAGGGGCATCAACCAGGACACCGATGTGCCCATAGCGGACCATCTTGCGGCAGGCTTCATAGGTCCAGACGTTCAGGTCGTTGCCCTGCAGGTCAACGTCGAACAGCTGCTCGCGGACGACATCGGAAACGTCGTTAAGCCTGACCGGCTTGCGGGTCAACATGCCAGCCAGCATCCTCTCAAGGCGGATGTAGTAAGGCGGGCAAACGGAACGAGCTAGGCGGTTGTCATACGCCTCGTCGAGTTCTCTAGGCTCCTGCGGCAAGTACCGGCGGTGACGGCGGCGCAGTTCGTAGCTGCCACCGATTAAATCTTCGATTAAAACCCAGTGCGGCTCCTGATTCCGCCAAGCAGCGTTTGGGTCGTTGACCTTGGCGACGCGAGCGGTCAGCTGACGGTCGTAGTGCTGGAAGCCGCTGTACACGTCTCTGTTCTCTCAGCTTTGCTGCATTGTAGTTAGCAAGGCTAGTAGACCCTGATGCCAGTTCCTTTACCAGACTGCATATACATCGGGTTGAAGGCACCAAGGATTAGGTAGCCGAGACCGTCTGTCCAGTGCTCGATGTTGGCTGACTTGTCGATGACGTAATCAGTCGCGCCTTCTTTGAAGCAGACATTTTTAAGCGCCTTGATCGTGTGCTTACAGCGCGGGTGGATAAACAGACGCATCTGACCATCGGCAGTGCGGATCATCCAGTTGGTTGAGTTGATCTTGTCTTTTACTGCCCAGGGCGCTCGGGGGCTGATGCACTGGAAGCCGTAGCGGCGGATGATGTCGTGGTCGGTGCGACCCGCCGAAGATGTCTTGCGGGCGCTCCCTGTTGGATCTGGATAAGCAACAATTCGCCGGTCTGGGAATCGTTCCTTAAGGAGTTGGCAAACCTCATCGGTATTGGACTGCTTTACAGCGAGTTCATCCCAGATGTGCACAGTATCACCGACACGAGAAGCCAGAACGCCAGCCATGATGCCAACGTTAAAGTCAGTGCCCCAATAGATTTCTCCGCCGGTGTCTTTGACATCTTCGGAGATGTTGTCATCGCTGAAGTCAGGGTAGACGCGTCCGGCGAGAGTCTCGAAGCTGGCTAGGTACTCCTGACGGAAGGTGCGCTCATCAAGAGTGCGGCGTGCTGCTTCGACTTCCTCTTCGGGGACGTTGCCGCCTTGGATTGTTGTGTAAGAGAAAGTGCGCCAGTCTTCTTGCTCTTGGGCTTGTTCCCAAAGGTCATGGAACCAGTTGAGACCGGCTGGGGTGGTGATGAACCAAGCGGGACCGCCCTGGTCTGAGAGTGCTGGGCGTAGCACCATTTCCCAAGCGTCTTGCTTGACGTACGCCGCCTCATCGACGATGAGCGTTGACAGACTGACACCACGCAAGGTGTCGGGGTTTTCTGCGCCCTTCAAGGCGATGATGCTGCCGTTGCTCAATTCAACGCTGAGGTCTGACTCATTTCGCTTGACGCAGATTTCAGGCGGCACCATCAGCTTGAGCTGACGCCAGGCAATCTGCTTAGCCATGCGGTAACTAGCAGTCACATACCAGTTGAGGCTGTTTGGCTTGGCTATTGCCCAGCTGATGAGCTGAGCTATTGAAAGGTAAGTCTTGCCAAAGCGCCGCCCGGAGCAAAGCATTTTGAAGCGCTCTGGAGCGGCAAAGACTTCGCGCTGCGGTTCAGTAAGGCTGTCGTAGAGACTGGTGCCAAGGCTAGCGATTGCGCG